ACAGGAATGCGACACCAGACGACGAGGATTATGGTGAGGTGTTCTTCGAGGTGAATTGGTACACGAGGGACTACGACGACGGCTTCAGGCTAGCAGATGCGTACGCATGGCTGAAGTCTATGCCAGAGTTCGAGGGGGCCGAGGACGTTTATTGAGTTCCAAACCTATAATAACCACCTAGGACTGAGTAGATTATATGGATAATTTATTACAAACAAAGCTACCACAGTTACTTACTCCAAAAATGAGTAAGTACTGTCCTTATACACCTACGCCAAAACAAGCAGCATTTTTATTACTTGATGACGTACGAGAAGTGCTTTATGGTGGCGCTGCGTCTGGAGGAAAAAGTGTTGCTCAGTTGATGGCCGCATTGCAATATGTAGACGTACCTGGATATGCCGCTATCTTATTTCGTAGAACATACTCAGACTTATCTTTGCCTGGTGCTTTGATGGATATGGCTAGAATGTGGTTCGCACCTTTTATAGATACCAAAGAAGTTAGGTGGTCTGAAAAAGAAAAGAAGTACACTTTTCCATCTGGCGCAACAATTTCATTCGGGTATCTTGAAAATGCTAATGATTGTTATCGTTACCAAGGTGCTGAGTTTCAATATATTGGCATGGATGAGTGTACTCAGATAGATCCAACAAATTACCGGTATTTGTTTAGTCGTTTAAGAAAGACTGTAGATATTCCTGTACCTCTTCGTTTTCGCGCGACATGCAATCCTGGTGGTATGTATGGAGAATGGTATTATGAACGTTTCTTCTTAGATAAGCAAGATAGAATTTTTATTCCTGCAGGAATCAACGATAACCCACATGTAGATACTGAAGAATATACACAGTCTCTAATGGAGCTTGACCCTGTAACGAGAGAGCAGCTTCTCAATGGTAACTGGGAAGTACGTGAAGCTGGCGAGATGTTTTCTCGAACCTGGTTTACTGAGGTTGGTCCAGAAGACTTACCTAAGAATATGCGTCTCGTACGTTGTTGGGATACTGCTTCAACAGAAACAAAAGGTACACGTGGCATTAGAAAAAACCCAGACCCTGATTATACTGCTAGTGTTAAAATTGGATACCATGCAGGTATATATTATGTTCTTGACGTTACCAGGGACCGTAAGAAGCCTATGGAGGTAGAAAATCTTGTAGCTCTTAATGCAGCGTCAGATGGAAGGGCTTGTGATATTCGTATGGAGCAGGAGCCGGGTTCCTCTGGTGAAATGGTTATTGACCATTATAAACGTAATGTAGTGCCGCAATATATGTTTGATGGTATAAAGCTTTCAGGCAGCAAAACTGATCGTGCTTCAATTGCTTCTTCTGCTTGTCAAGCAGGCAAAGTTTGTATATTAAGAACATGTAGAAATAAGGGGGCTTTTTATGATGAGTTAGATTCATTCCCTTATGGGTCTCATGATGATATGGTTGATGCTTTTAGTGATGGGATTAATCACTTTGCAAAAGCAGCAGTGCGCAGAGCGCCTACTGGATTACGAAAATCTGGTGGGTCTTATTGGAAAGGTTTTGATAGGAGGATGAAATATGCCTAGACAGCCTGCGCCCTTGAAACACCTTGGTATTGTTGGTCTTCGGCAAAATTCTGGTTCTGTATATGAAGAGTTTTTGCCCGAGCTAAGGTGGCCTAGGGCTGGAAAGATTTATCAACAAATGGCAGATAACGACCCTGTGGTGGGGTCTATTCTGTATTTAGCTGAGATGCTAATTCGCGGTGCAGAGTGGCGCGTCGACGCTGTGTCTGATAAGCCAGAAGATAAAGAAGCCGCGCAATTTTTACGAGAATGCATGGATGACATGGAGGAGTCTTGGGCATCGACTATTAGTGAGATTCTATCGATGCTGACTTATGGGTGGTCATTTCATGAAATTCTCTATAAAGTGCGCCGTGGGCCAAATGAGTCTAGTCCAAAGTATCGCAGTAGATTTACAGACGGTAGGTTTGGTTGGCGGGGTTTTCCAATTCGGTCACAAGCATCCTGGGATAAGTGGGAGTTCGATGACGAAACAGGTGAACTTGTAGCTTTTGTGCAACGGCCAGAGCCTAAGCAGCATGAGATTCGCATTCCTATTGAAAAGGGACTATTGTTCCGTACTCGTGTAAGTCGAGGCAACCCTGAGGGCAAATCTTTGCTGCGTAATGCATATCGTCCATATTACTTCAAGCAGCGCTTTGAAGAAATTGAGGGTATTGGTATTGAGCGTGACTTAGCAGGTCTTCCGGTTCTACAGACGCCTGAAGAGCTTGACCTTTGGGATACTGATGACCCTGAAATGGTTAGCCTAAAGACAATGGCAGAAGAGCTTGTAGCTTCTGTACGTCGAGATGCAAATGAGGGTATTATCCTTCCTGCTGGATGGGAGCTGTCTCTTTTAAATGCTCCATCCTCTAGGCAGATTAATATTGGTGAAGTTATTGAACGATATGATAATCGTATTGCTATTACTATGCTTTCTGATATTGTGCTTATCGGCAATGGTAGTAAAGCAGGCTCTTATGCAATGGCTGATGTAAAACAAAGCATGTTAGCAAGTGCGTTACAAGCACAGCTTTATAATATTGCGGATGTTTTCAATAAGAAAGCCGTAGTTCAGCTATTTGAATTTAATAATTGGCAGCTTGATGAGTATCCACAGATTGTGCCAGGCCAAATTTCAACACCGTCTCTTAAAGAGGTTGCTGTTATGCTTCGTGCTATGGAGCTTGACGTTAATGCGGATACTGAGCTTAATAACTATTTACGTTCACTTATGGCAATGCCACAGCTTGAAGGCTACCAACCTCGACTTCCTGATGACGCTAAATTAGATGGCACTGTAGATTCTTCTTTTGCAGCGCAGGATGATGAATCACAGAAAGTTTTTGAACAAAATGAAGTAACTCGTGGTATTGGTGAGGAGGCGTATAATTAATGGGTGTTTATTTAGAAGAGTCCCATCGTATTGCAGATGATGAGTGGTCGACTAGAGAGACGTTTTCAGTATATCAGGATGAGTTTACGGATGTCAGTATTCCAGACCCTATTACTGGAGAACTAAAGCCAGCAACAATATCTGAACATAGCTCTCATTCAATTACGTTTGAAATTTATAAAGAGCAGAGCTTTGAAAAAGGTCTTGTTTCTGGTTGGGCTAATGTTTCCAAGAATACTGATGGAAACTATGCTCTTGATTGGCAGGGAGATATTATTGAACCCTCTGATCTTGAGGATGCTGCTATTCAGTTTATGAAAGATTATCGTGAAAGTGGTGTTAATCATGAAGGTGACTCTGTAGGTATTGTTGTAGAGTCTATCGTTATGACTAAGGATAAGCAAGTTGCTATGGGTATTCCTGAAGGTACTGTGCCTGAGGGATGGTTTATTACAGTGCAGCTGCAGGATGAAGAGGTTATTAATAAAGTTAAAAGCGGAGAATTCCGTATGTTTTCTATTCAGGGTACTGCAGAACGAGAAGCGCTGAATTAGTTGTCAAAAAAGAGCTCTAGACTTTCGTATAATAATTATGGAGGGCGAAAATGACCCTCTAAACGCAGTCTAGACTTTGTGAAGGGAGTTGTGAATTAGTGGCTACGAAACTGAAGAGTCTGAAGATTAATCGAGTCGATTTGGTACCGGAAGGCGCTAATTCGGCGGCGTTTGTAACTCTGTATAAAGGAAAGGAGGGTAAGTCGATGGAATATGAGGAGATTCTCGAGAAGATGAAGCCCGAGCATGCTGAAGTTATTAAGGCTAAGTTCGCAGAAGTTCTTAAAGAAAAAGAGGACGCTGAGGCAGAGGCTGAAGAGGCTAAGGCAGAAGCTGAAAAGGCTAAAAAGTCTGAGTGTGCTAAGGCAGATGTCTGTCCTAAGTGCGGTAAGAATCCTTGCGTTTGTGATGATGATTCCGATGATAAGCCTGTTGATAAGTCAGACACTAAGACTGAGGGCACTACGTCTTTCGATGAGGATGAGACTCTGTTGAAGTCACTTCCCGAAGAGCTGCAGAGCTTTGTTGCAAAGATGCGTCAGCAAAAGGAGGCTGCAGAGGAAGTCGCTAAGGCGGCTATTGCTCGTGAGCGCCATGCTGAGGCTGTTGCTAAGGCAAATGACCTTAAGGCCCTGCCTATCGCAACGAATGAGCTTGTAGAGTTTATTGAGAAGTCTAATGAAGAGACTGTAGATATGCTGTCGGCAATTGCTAAGGCTATTGATTCTACTGTTTTGACTGAAACCGGTTCTAATGACTCTGGTTCGTTCTCTAAGTCTTCTGGTGATGCGTGGGCAAAGCTTGAAGAGAAGGCTGCAGAGATTGCTAAGGAACGCGGCATTACTAAAGCTAAGGGTATGTCCGCGGCTATTGATGAGTTCCCTGAGCTCTATCGTGAATACCTGGAAGGAGGCGCTAACTAATGGCTAATGCTTGGGAAATTCCTGGCGGGCAGTTTTCGCTTGATGTCGCCGCTCCGCTGGACTTCCGTCGCTTCATTAAGGTGAATGCTAACGGTAAGGCCGCGTATGCGACGGCTGGGACTGATCCGATTGTAGGCATTTCGTACACTGAAGCACAGCATGCGGATACGCCTATCTCTATTGTTGGTCACGGCATTGCGATGGTTGAGGCTAGTGAGACCATTGCTGCTGGTGATTTTGTTGAGCCGACGACTGGTGGCAAGGCTGCTAAGGTTGCGACTGGTACGTCCAACTTTATCGCGCTGACTGGCTCTGGTGCAGATAACCTTATCACTGTTAAGCTTAATTAAAAACGAAAGGAGGTCGTAGATTATGCCTCGTATGTCTGATGCGCATATTGATCGCGCAATGACTCAATTCTCGGTGGCTATGTTCCAGGATGAATCTAATTTCATTGCTGACAAGGTTTTTCCGATTATTCCTGTGAGCCGCCAATCTGATATTTACTACCAGTATAACAGTGGCGACTTCCTTCGCGATGAAGCGAAGCAACGCGCAGCCTTCAGTGAGTCTGCTGGTGGCGACTACGGCGTTGAGGCCCAGGATCCGTATTTCTGCCGTAAGCATGCCTTCCATAAGGATGTTGCGCCGGAGGAGAAGCTCAATTATGATGAGCCTCTGGATGCTGATAAGGATGCCGTTACGTTCGTGACGCAGAAGATGCTTATTCGTCGTGAGATGGCTTGGGCGTCTACGTTCTTTAAGACTGGTGTTTGGAATACTGAAGTGACTGGTGCTGCTTCTAGCCCCAGTACTGGTCAGTTCTTGCAGTGGGACAAGACTGGTTCTGACCCGATTACGGATATTACTAAGCAGTCTGTAGGTATGGCGGCTCGTACGGGCTATCGTCCTAATACGCTGGTTCTTTCGCCGTATGTCTTCTATGCTCTCAAGAATCATTATGATATTCTTGACCGCATCAAGTACACGGAGAAGGGCATCGTTACTACGGATCTGCTCGCTACCCTCTTTGAGGTTGACAATGTGTACGTCGCTTGGTCTATTGTGAATTCTGCTGACCAGGGCGCCGCGGACAATGTTGACTTCATCTATGGCGCAAACGCGCTTCTGTGCTACACGCCGAAGACTCCTGGTCTGCGTCAACCTGCTGCTGGTTATATCTTTGCGTGGACCGGCCTTGAGGGTGCTGGAGCGTATGGCAACCGTATTGTGCGTATTCCGATGGATCTGCTTGGTCTCGGTACTGAGCGTATTGAGGGCGAGATGGCGTTCGACATGAAGAAGATTTCTGGCGAAATGGGCGTCTTCTTCAAGGATGCTGTTGGGGCCTAATGTATATTGTAACGCGCACATTCCGTGATGCTAATGGCGTGTTTGAGGTGGGGTCCATTGTAGATCCCACCTCTGTTAAGACTTTCCGCTCGCGGTTACAGCAGCGTCATATCGTAGATGTTGACGAGCGAAACTTGGATGAGTGGGTTACGTACTTCAAGAATCGCCATGGCATTGACCTCAGTCCTGTATTGGCT